CGCACGCTGGACACCTCGGGCATCATGTCGCCCGGGCCGGGCCGTGATGAGCAGATCCGGCGCCTTGTCACAGCCGTCGCCAACAGCGTGCAGCGATCCTGGGGCGTGCCGCAGATCGAGGCCCTGCAGCAGGCCCTGACCCCGTTCTTCGCACAACAGCTGGAGTTCGCCCGCCAGATGGTGGAGCTGTCCGGCGGGGCGCTCACCAACCCCGGCGCAGTGGCAGCCTCGCAGGGCCTTGTCAATCAGGCGATCAATCAGGCCGTGGTGGGCGGCAAGACCCTGGCCGACACCCTGCGCATCTCGGTGCCCCTGATGGTGAGCGACCGCATGGAGCGCCTGATACGGCTGGGCATGTCTGATCTGGGTGGGGAGGTGGCTGCCACGTATGCGGATGCCGTTGTTCGCACGACCTCAAACAACGTGGAGGCGATCATCCGCACGGGCGTGCATGAGGTGGGCAGCGCGGCGCAGATGGCCATCTATGAGGTGGAAACGGACCCGGACTGGCTTGATGCCGGAGGGTTGCAGTGGACAGCAACCCTGGACAGTGCCGTGTGCCCTGTGTGCTTGGGGCTGGACGGCAAGCGGTACAAGTTCGGGGAGCCCGGCCCCTATTGGGATGGGAGAGCGAAGGTGTCACCCCACATGCAGTGCCGTTGTGTACTCCTGGTAGCGAAGTGGAGAGAGGAAGACATGACCAGCCCCAGCGGCCGCAAGGTGCAGCCCAAGAGGACAACGGAAGGCGACAAGGGGGAAGGCGTGCTGAGCTTCAAGGCCGCCACCGTGGACTGGATCCGCGCCAACCCTGAAACCACCCGCGCCATCTTCGGCAAACGCATCGGGGACCAGCTGCTGGGCAGCGACCGTGATGGGCGGCCGGTGAAGCGGATCAGCCTGGATCGTGCGGTGAAGCTATGGCAGGCGCCGGCAAGCTAAGGCAATCGATCTGGACCAATGGCCAAGGGTGGGGGTAGGAAGTACAACAGGGACAAGAACGGCAAGTTCGCGTCAACCGGTGGGGCGCGTCTCGGCGGCAAGAGCAAAGGGCCGAAGCTGGGCAGTGGTCGTCCCGGTACTTCCGCTCCTGGCGGCACCGTGGCCAAGAGTTCCGTCAATCGGTCGCTGGGGGCCACCCGTGGTGCCGGCAAAGGGAGCGTTGCCTCTGCCCCTGCTGCCGGTGGCAAGCGTCGTGGCGTGAAAATGGGCGCTGGCCGGCCTGGCACTTCCGCTCCCAAGGGCACCATTGCCAAGAGCGCAGTCAATCGCACCCTGGGCGCTACTCGCGGCTATGGCAAGGGCAGCACGGCAACCCCCCCGGCACCCAAGCCCAAAGCCAAGAAGGGCCCCAAGACGGCATCCGGCCGCGCTGGCGCCAACCTCCGCAGCGCCCAGAAGCAGCTCAACAAAAACCCCATGAGCAAGAAGGCCCAGAACTCTCTGGTGACTGCTCAGGCTGCCAAGGACTACTACAAGACCATGGGCGGTGGTCGCAAGGGTGCTGCCAAGCCGAAGCGCAAGGGCAAGAAGTGATGGCCGCCTATCAGGACAGCATCGTGGCCGTAGGCAGGCTCCTGCAGCCCAAGGCCGGCGAACCCCAGCGGCGCGAGCTGCTCAAGGTCCGCCCTGATGGCACCGTGAAGCGCATCCAGAAGCCATGACCGTCACCGTCACCGCCACAGCAGGCTCTGCCTCTGCCAACTCCTACCTCACGGTTGCAGGCGGTGACACCATCGCCAACCTGCAGCTCGGCACCTTGGCGTGGTCGTCTGCCACCACGGACGACAAGGGCAGAGCCGTCATTAGTGCCACCCGGTATCTCGACGAGCTGGAGTGGATCGGGGACCGGGCATCCTCCACGCAGGCCCTCGGCTGGCCCCGCAGCGGCATCACACTGGACGGTGTGGCCCTGAGCAGCACCACCATCCCCGAACAGGTGGAGCAGGCGACGTTTGATCTGGCCAATGCGCTGCTGGGGACGCCCACGCTCCTGTCTGGCAGCAACACGGCACTGGGGGAGCTGATCCCTGGCATCCCGAACAGCAGCCTGCAGTCCGCCAGCGTGGACGTGGTGAGCGTGACCTTCCGCCAGGGCGGGGCGCCCACCGTGCTGAACTGCCTCACGGTCGTGCCCTCGCTGGTGGGAACCCTTGGTGTTCTGACCACTTCGATTCCCAAAGGCAGTTCCGGTAGCATCAGGGTGTTCCGTGGCTGATGGGCCATGGCCCGCAAAGACCGCAACCAACTCACGCTGCTCACGGCGCTAGGGCTGCCGGAAGAACAGTGGCGGGAACGCGACCACCTGGAACGGCCCTTCACGCGCGAGGAACGGCGGGCGTTTGGGAAGCTATACGCGGCCAACATCGGCCTGGCTTGGAAGTTCACGGCAAAGATGAGCCGGAAGTTTCCGGTGCTGGAACGCGACGTGATTAGCTCCCTGGTGGACGTGGCGTTCCTGCGCACCTTCCGCAGCTACGACCCCACCAAGCTCAACCCGGCCAACGGGGAGCCGTACAAGCTCAGCACCCTCCTAGGCCGCTTTGTGGAGGGCGAGATCATGCACTACCTCCGGGACCACGGATTCCAGATCGCAGCGCCTCCCGTCGTGCGCGAGCGGGGCAGCAAGGCACGCAAGCTGGCAAGCTCAGGGCTCACGCCGCAGCAGGTTGCTGAGGCCCTCGGCTGCAGCCTGCAGGAGCTACAGGAATCCTTGCTGGCCACCTCTGGCATTGGGCACGACGTTCAGGACTGGGAGCTGCACTGCGATCAGCGGCCGTCGCCCATGGAATGGCTGGAGGCTGAGGAAGAGCGGGAACTGGCGGCGGCAAGCTGATCCGATTCCCAAAGCCAAGGCCGTAGAATGATTGAGGCAGCGGTGCGCTAACACCCTGCCCCTTGACCAACTCACTTCCGATGAGCTGATGACAGCAATGGTAGACCGCACCGGCCAGCGTTACGGCCGATTGGTGGCGCTAGAGCCAGTCCGCACAGAGAAGTATCTGTACTGGCGGTGCATCTGTGACTGCGGCACTGAAAAGCTGATCAACACTAGAAGCCTGGGGCGGCATACTCACAGCTGTGGGTGCCTCCGCAGGGAAGTCACCGGCAACCGCGCTCGGTCGCATGGGCGCAGCCAAGACCCCATGTACAAGATCTGGGCGTGCATGAAGGATCGATGCTCCCGACCGGACCACAAGGACGCAGAGTATTACTACAGCAAGGGCATCAGGGTCTGTGAGCGGTGGCGCAACAGTTTCGAGTCCTTTGCTGAAGACATGGGCGATCGGCCGCCAGGCCTGACCATTGACCGGATTGACTCCAACGGGGACTACGAACCGGGGAACTGCAGATGGGCCACGGTCAAAGAGCAAAACAACAACAGGGGGCCGAGGCGCTGGGCAAAGCGGCCGGCAAGCTAAGCCAAACGATCGCCGGCCATGCCCAGTTATTTCAACGCGCTAGATTTTCAGCTTTATGTAGGGCTGGGAACTACGGCATCAACGGCCCCAACTTCTACGTCTGGGCTGACCGAGGTTCTGTCACTGACCAACGCCAGTATTGATGGCAGCACGGATTCTACTGATGCTCCGCTGGATTATTCCTCGGAGTATGGGTGGAAGTCGCCGTTGATGACCAACATCGGCTGGTCAGTCCCCGCCAGCATGAATCTGTCTCTGGCTGATGAGGGCTATCGCATCCTTAAGCGGGCATGGCTGAATGGCGCTGCTGGTACGGCTTTAAAGGTCTACCGTGTATCTCCTGTAAAAGATGGCTCCGGCAGCGACGCTGAGATCCACAGCGGCATTGCATTTGTCGAAGGATTTCAAGAAAGTGTGCAAGCAGGCGATGTCGCTACTTGCTCCTTCACATTCCGCGGTTTTGGCCAGCTTCTGTGGTATCCGCAGGGCAAGGGAATTGCAACCCTGACTGTAACCACCAACGGCAGCGGCCTTACTCCCGCCACCTACAGCGGTGTGTCGCTGATCGGCAGCAGCCCTGCACAGGGCGTGGGCAGCGGCCTGGGAGCCACCGCGGATATTGTGGTTGCCGGCGGCGGCACAGTCACTGCAGCGCCGACGATCGTTGCAGCCGGCACCAACTACAACGTGGGCGACATCCTGACCGTGGGTGCCGGCACCGTTGGCGATGCTGGAGCGGACGTGCGGCCCACGTTCACCGTGAGTGCGGTGAGCTGAGCAAACTAGAGAGGAAGTTTTCTGGCCCCGGTTCGCGCCGGGGTTTTTTCTTGTCAGAGCGACCGCTTGGCATACAGCTGCCAGTACGCGGCGAAGAACTGATCCAGCGGCTTGGCATTGAGTGCCGGTGCGATCCAGTTGCGGGGCGGCAACTGGGTGCTCTGACCCGTCCGCTTGTTGTAGGTGGTGTAACCCGTGAAGATCAGGCTGGCATAGGGCACGTTCCAGCTGAACACTAGGGTCGTGGCATCCGGCCTAGTGCGGCGCTGAGAGCGAATGAAGCCGCCAAGATCCACGATGTCGCGGGGGCTGCCTTCAATGGTGCCGTTCTTTCGGTGGGTCAGACGGCCCGGCACCCACTCGTACTGAACCAGCCGGATCTGATCCTTGAACTCCTGATCAAGCACCTTGCCGTAGGTGGTCAGGATTGCCGGGATGCGCAGCTTCAGCTGGGTTGCGTTCCACCCGGTCAGCTTGAATGAAGTCTTGAGGGTGGTCATCGCTGGGCGTACCTGCTGATGCGGATCTTGTCCCCGAGTATCCCCTGCAGCGTCTCGCCAAGAAACCCGGTGCTGCCGAAGGGGTAGCGTGCAGCGGCCACCTCACAGGGCACAGGGTCATCAGAGCCGAAGGTCAGCGTCCCACGTACACCGGGCACGATGCGGGCATCAAGCGCCTGGGGGCTCACCGCATAGCCCTCCAGCACGTCATCTTCCACTCCAACGCCGGGAAACTCGCTGAGGGATGGGGCACTGCCCCCTGTGCCGCGGAGGTACAGCGATACCGTCACGGTCGTTGTATTGGGCACCACGTTGCCTGTGGTCG